CAGCGTCGAAAAAGCCAACCTTGGCAATATGCTGGCCAAACTCAAGGCCGGCAAAGTCCTTACTCAAACAGAGGAAAGGCGCCTCAAAGAATACCAGCAACGCCAAGAGGCGCAAAAGCAGGAGAATGCGGATGCAAAAAGCCCAAAACGAAAACTCCAAGTAATCTCCGTCGATACCCATGCATTAGCCGACTTTTTGGGAGTCACAACCCAACGTATTTCTCAGCTAGTTTCCGAGGGAATCGCTGTTCGGATGGGAAAAAGCCGCTTTGACTTGCGAGAATCCGGAAAGCGCTACATCCAAAGTCTAAAGGCACGCCAAAGCGGGAGCAGAATCATTGATCCTGAAGAGGGAGGGGATGGGAAGCCCCAATCGTTAGAAGCAGCAAAGCTCCAAAAGGTAATGATTGAAACCAAGCGAGCGCAGCTTGCCTACGAGAAGGACAGGGGGGCCTTGGTTTTGATTGATGAGGTCCGCGAATCTGGAGTGAAGGTCGGCGCATTTGTCTCGGCAACACTCCAATCAAAGCCGAGTGAATGGGCGCCCCTACTCGCCGGAAAACAGGAGGATGACATTATGGAAATCCTTCGGAGCGAAGTGGGCGTAATGCTCACTCAGTTCAAGAAGGAGATCGCACATGGAACCGTCTGATCCTTTTGCGGAGGGTTTAGTTCAAGGCATAACCATTCCATTTTACGGCGACCCTTTGGATTGGATGGAGCAAAACATCACGCTCCCACACTCAGCCAGAAGCACAAAGGTGGACCGCCTCCAAGCGCCTTGGCTAAACAGCCCGCTCCGCGAGTTCGCAAACCCTCGAACTAAGCAGATCAACCTCCGCGTGAACACCGGAGGGGGCAAGACGACGCTCCTCGAACTTGCAATCCCTTATGCGATCGCAGTGCAGCCAGGGGGAATGCTTTTGGTTGGGCAGAACGATCAGGACGCAAAGGATTGGGCGGAATCGCGCCTCCACCCCGTGCTGAAAGGGTGTGAGCCGGTGGCGAAGCTCTATCCGAACAACAGGCACGCCGAGCGGACGATGGAGGTGCTCTTCCCTCATATGCCCCTCTTTATTGTAGGGGCAAACCTCGGGAGCCTTCAGAGCAAGTCCATGCGCTACTGTATCGGGGACGAGGTTTGGCGCTGGAAGCCGGGGATGATTAAGGAGCTGAAAGCCCGACACCATGACCGATGGAACGCGCTGACCATGCTGGTCACGCAAGGCTGGAGTTCGATGCACGAGATGGAGCAGGAGTTTAACTCAGGCGAGATCCACGTCTGGGGATCGGCGTGCTCCGGCTGCGGGGAGTGGACCCCGTTCGAGTGGGCAAACATCAAGTTCGAGGAGATCGAGCTGGACGACGGGACGCTAGACTTTCAGAAGACGATGGACTCGACGCGCCACGTTTGCCCGAGGTGCGGGCACGAGACAGCGGATACGATCGCAAATCGGAGAGCCATGGCCGACCGCGGGGAGTATCGGGTTGAGAGTCAGAACTTCATCCCGGGGATCAAGAGCTTTACGTGGAACGCGCTCGGGGTGTGGTGGATTTCGTGGAGGAAGCTGGTGCTCGAATGGCTCAAGGCCATCGAAGAGAAGAAGAAGGGAAACCTCGAACCCACCAAGGCCTTCATCATGAAGCGGCTCGCGCAGGTGTGGAAGGAGGAGGTGGACCTCAAGGCAGACTGGCAGGTGCTCGACGACCGGAAGGGGGCTTATGAGCCTGGGGACGAATGGGACGAGGAACACACCCGATTCCTCACGGTCGATATGCAGAAAGACCACTTCTGGTACGTCTGCCGAGCGTGGGCGGTCGGGGGAGCTTCGCGACTGATCGAGTTCGGGCGGATCCGAGCGTTTGACGAGATCCACGACCTTTGCCGGAGGCTCAAGGTACCCGATTCAAACGTGGCCATCGACTCGGGTTATGACGCGCCGCAGGTGTACCGGAAATGCCTGGCGTCAAAGGGGGCGTGGAAGCCCTTCAAGGGGGACCAGAAGGCTTTCTTCAGCGTTCGGGGAGTGCGCCGACCTTGGGTGGCAACACAAATTGATCCAATGATCGGGACAAGCCAGCAGGGACGCTCGAGGATGTTCCTGATCCTGTTTTCAAACCTGATGACCAAGGACATCCTAAGCCTTCACCTTCGAGGGCTTGCGTCCCCGTGGGCGCTTCCGAGCGACGTCAGTGCCGAGTACATGAAGCAAATGACCGCAGAGATCCGGCGAGAGGTGAACGGACGTCCTCGGTGGGAGCCGGTCCGGAATGGGGCCCCAAACCACGCTTGGGACTGCGAGGCGATGCAGGTGGTCTGCGCTCTGCTCAATAAACTACTGCTCCACGACGAGGGGACAACCAAGGTTTCGGACGACGACGAATAAAGGCGGTCAGGTTACTTTTATCACTCGAAAGCTGAAGTTCTTCCTCCCCAGAACCTCTTCCAGCCCCAGCTTCCCCCTTCGGACTTTCACCACGAGCGCCTCAAAGTCCGACCCATCCTCCGTCGGGAACTCGTGGAGGAATGAAACCTTCCCCCCCGACCGGAAGAGCCTCTTCGCGTAGCGCAGCGCGAAGACATAGGCGGCATCCCGAAGGCTGGCAGCCTCGACAGTCCGGAACCCTTGGCAGGCAAACTTTGGCATCCCGCAAGGTGGCGGCCGGGCGGCACTAGATCAAGGAATCTGACAAACGGCAGGAGGCATGGCGAGTTGGCTAACGATTTATCGGGCGTATGACCACGAAGCACTGGTTGAGGAGCTGGCCCGGCTCCGAAAGGAACTTCGCAACCCTTATGCCTCCGCAGGGGCGGGGGGGAGTTCCAGCTCTCGGGACATGAGCCTCCTCCAAGAGCAACTCGACGGGGCCACCCGAGCGTTTAACGAGCGATCCACCCGAGGCTCAAAGCGTCGCGCATTGGGGGTCTTCCGATGAACCTGCTTGATCGAGCCGTTGGCCTATTCGCCCCGCAAACAGCGCTTCGTATGATGCAGGCCCGCGAGGCCCTGACTCAATTTCGCAGACACGCAGCTCGCCCCGGGCGCGAGCGGGGGCGCACGCCTTCGGTCGGGAACACCTCCCCGAACACGTCGCAGCTTTCGGTGGACCGTTGTCAGCTCATTTGGGAGGCACGTGAGCTTTGTGAGAATTTCGCACTCATCAAGGGCCTCCTTCGGAAGCTCGCCCTCTACACGTTCGGCTCGATTCGGTACGAACCGCAAACCTCAGACCAAGCGGTCAACCGGCAGTACAAAGCCTATCTTGAGACGTGGTGGAACGATTGTGACATGGGGAAACGCCACGACCTCACAACGCTCACGAACCTCATCTTCCTTTCGATGCTCCGCGACGGTGACGTGGGGGTGAATGTGGTGATGAAAGACGAGGAGGTTCGCCTTCAGATCATAGAAGCCGACCGGATCGGGCATCCCACGACGCAGGGAGGGAAGGCTTCCAACGAAGTCGGGGGCGTGACATTCGACCCGCACACCGGTGAACCCATCTGCTACAAGGTCTATGAGCGGACCAAGGAGGGGCAGTATCAGAACCCAATCGACATCCCCGCCAGCGCATTCATTCACCTGTTCGACCCAATGCGGGCCGACGAGGTGCGCGGGGTGACAGCATTGGATGCCGCCATCGACACCGCCAGGGATATTTACGACATCTTCCGGTACGAGAAGTTTGCCGTGAAGTGGGCGAGCGCCCAGACGGGGGTGGTGAAGACGGAAGATGGGGAGTTTAAGTGGGACCAAGGGACCGACGCAGGCAAGCCCCTCGACGAGATCGAGTTCGGGACCCTCAACTACCTCCGTCCCAACGAAGACATCCAGACTTTCAGGAATGATCGTCCCTCGGTGACGTTCAGCGGGTTCATGGAAACCCTGCAGAGGGATATTTGCCACTCCCTCGGGGTTCCTTTTGGGTTCTTCGTGGACAACTCCAAGCTCGGGGGGCAGGCAGGAAGACTAGACTCGCAACAGGCGAACCGCGTCTGTTCTCGGTTTCAAGAGTTTTTCAAGACCCGCTTCCTCGATCGGGTGAAGAACCTCGTTCTTGCCCATGGAATACTCCACAAGCGAATCCCAGCAGTCTCAGACTTCAAGGTTGGAAAATGGCAGTTCCCCGCGTGGCCTTCGTCCGACGCTGGCCGTGAGACCTCCGCCAACATTGAGGAATGGAAAATGGGCCTTCGGACGGCCGCCGACGTTTACGGGGAGCGCTCCGAGAGTTGGCGGGAACAGTACCGCCAGAAGGCGATTGAGATGAAGGAACTCATGGACTTGTCCAAGGAACTCGGGGTCCCCCTCGATATGCTTTGCGCGATTAGCCCAAACCCAAACACGGCTCCTCCAGGCGCAGAGGGAGCCCCGACAGAACCTCAAACTCCACAGGCATGAACGTCAAATTCCGAGAGTGGGACGAGTCGAAAGTCCGACGTGAAGGGGGGCGATTTGCCCCAAAAGGGGGCGGATCGAGCACGCCATCTGAGAAGTCAGTTGCTGGGGTCGGCAGCGTCAAAACCGACAAAAACGGGACCAAGGTAAAGGTTGGATGGCTCGCAAAAGCGGTCCTAAATCATGGGATAGACAAGGGGCTCCGCGCAGTTGGGACGGCTCTAATCGGGTCAGGCGCCGCGGAGACCGCAACCGGCGTTGGAGCAGTGGTAGGAATACCCTCAATGATAACGGGCGCCGCCCTCTGGGGAGTGGCTCAATTCATCGGTGGAAAAGCAACGGACGCAATCGTCGACAAAATCGAATCAACAAACTGGGGCGACAAACAGAAGCAGACGGCACGGGTGGCGACCAAGATCGCTTCCAGGCACATCAGGAAAGCTGTGACTGCGAAAGCTGCCAAAATGATGGGAAAACAGACGCCCGTGACCATGTCGCAGATCGGGCTCGCCGCCATTCAGTTTGGAGAGTGGGAAGGCATCAAGCAGAGACAGAATTGACGTCACGCCTCAAGGCATGGCGTCGATTTCAATGCAATTCGGGAAATGGGATGAGGCTAAACATCCGCGCAAAGGCGGAAAGTTTGCACCCAAGGGCACAGGGGATTCTGGTGAAAAGGAAACAAAGGCAGCGGGCAAAGAGGCGCCAAAAGCTAGTTCATCCGCTCAATCAAGCGCCTCGAGCGGAGGAGAACAAATTTCCGCAACGACTCAGAATGCCCTTGCCGCAAAGGGCTTCACAAAAACAGCAGGAGATCAGGCGCAAAAGACTTTCGACCGAATCAAGGACAATTCGACAGAAGCCAAGGCAGTCACAAAAGAAAAGGAAGGAGGCTTTTCGATCCCACTCCAGTTGGTTGCGAGGTCTATTGTCGCCCAGGCCGCCGGAGCAGCCGTCGGGGTTGGCGCCTTTGCGCTGATTCAAAGCGTGGCTCCCGGACTACCATCCGGCCTAAAGCTAGGTGTTGCTGCCGGTCTTTCGTCGCTGGCTAGGGACGGTGCCTACAACAAACTGATGGACAGCCCAGCAGGCAAAGCACTGAAGGAGTCCGGGATTCGCACCGAGGTCTCAGGAGGCCGAATGATTCTGAATGCGCGGGAGCACATGATCGTCGGAGCCGGGGTCGGAACGATCATGGATATGCTCCATGATTGACATCAGCCGCCCTCGCATGGCGGCAAAGTCTCGAAAGTTCCTTTTTCAAACCGCGCTCCAACCAGGGCGCGTCGATGCAAATAGCGGCGTTGTCTACGGAGTTTCTCTCATCTCCGAAGGCCCAGCCCTTGGGCATGACCTGATGGTGGACGCCACAACCCTCTCGCAGATCGAGAGCGCGTGCCACTCATTCCGGAACGGGGTCAAGGTGAAGCTCGAGCACTCGGGCGGAATCTCCGACATTGTTGGCACCGTCAAAAATATTCGCCGCGACGGCACGAAATTGGTGGGCGACTTGCACCTTCTCGAAACAGCACCGCTGAGAGCCTATGTCCTCGAGCTGGCCGACAAGGCCCCAGACACGTTCGGGCTTTCGGTGAACTTCCACGGAACCGCAGACGGGATCTTTGCCCGTTGCTCGCGGATCCGTTCGGTGGACTTGGTCGCCGATCCCGCTGCAAATCCTGACGGCCTCTTTGAAGAGAAAACTGACAGCCAAGAAGTCTGTATGGCAGCAGATCCCATAACTGAACAAGGCGCGGGCGCAAAAGAAGCGCCTGGCGCAGAACCGAAAGACCTCGGAGCCAAGCTTGACGCGCTCGAAGCGCGGATCGCCGCTCTGGAAGACATCATCAAGAAGGCAATGGACGCTCAGCAGTCCGAAGAGGCCGCCGAGGAGGGCGCCCAGAAGCCAAAACCTACCGATGAGAAGACCCAGCTGTCCGAAGTCCTTTCCCGCTTGGACGCAATGAACGAGCTGGTGAAGACCTTCGCGAGCAAAGCCGCAGCGGTCTCCCTTTCGGAATCAAAGTCCAAGTCCATCACTTTCAGCGACAAGGTGAACGAACTGATCGCAGCAGGGAAATCCCGGGCACAAGCGTTCTCCGAAGCAATGAAGCAACACCCTGACCTCCATCTCAAGGACATTGGGGCCCACATCAATCTCTCTTAACCCCACCAAACTCCCATGCAAAACATGACCGGCATTCGCTCGTTCATTGCTTCCTTCACCGGCAGCAAGGGACAGCGCGTTAAGCTTAACTCGTCGGGGGGTGTTGACCTCGCCGACGCAACCAACGGATCCGGAATCGGAGTCCTCGATCAGGACGCCACCTCCGGCTACCCAGTCACCGTCAAACTTTTCACCGCTCCAGGAACCTTTGAAGTTTCCGTGACGGGCGCAGTAGCCGCTGGCGCGGTTCTGTTCCCCGCAGCAAACGGAGCACTCTCACCCACTTCGGTATCCTCCAATACCGCAGCATTCCGGGCACTGGAAGCCGCAACGGCCTCCGGTGACATCATCGAAGTCATCCCCTCGCTCCCTAACTCCTAAGCGCTATGGCATACACGAACACGGCGGCCATCATCCGCCACGACATTAACACGTACGTCCTTGAAGCTCAGGGCGTAGAGCAGGGGCTCATCGCTCCTCTGGTACTTCCTCCGCTCGCGGTGGAAGCAAAGGCTGGCATCTATCCGAAGATCCGGATCGCCAAAGGCGAACTCCTGAAGATCGACGAAACCCGCCGCGCCCCCGGCACTTCGTACAACCGCGTTTCCCGCACGTGGGAAACCGATAACTACGAGTGCGTGGATCGCGGGTTGGAAGAGTCGATTGACGACGGGATCGCCCGCGACATGAAGCGCTTCTTCGAGTTGGAAAAAGTAACGGCCGTAAGCCTGATGCGGAATATGCTCCTCGGTGAAGAGCAGCGCGCCGCCCAGCTCATCCAGAACCCATCCAACTTCAACTCCACGAACTCCTCCGTTGCCTACTCGGAGGCAAATGTCGCCACGATCGACTTTGTGAAGGACATGACTGACGCGCTGACTCGTTTGAGTCAGAAGGGTGTCATGCCGAACACACTGGTCGTTTCGCTGAACATGTGGAACCGCCTCCGCCGCAGCACCAAGCTTCAAAACTACCTCTACGGCACGCTGGTTTCCGCTACTGATCGCAGCGTGAAAATGGCAGACGTAGCCGCTGAGTTTGGCCTCGAGCAGATCCTCGTTGGCCGCGTCGCACACGACACCGCTAAGAAGGGGCAGGCTTCCGCCTCTTTGAGCAGCCTATGGAGCGACTCCTACATCTGGCTTGGAAACGTCAAAGCTGGCGACTTCCGCGAAGGTGGGGCAGGCCGCACCATCACATGGAATGAGGGGGGCGACTTCCTTACCACCGAGACCTACCGCGACGAGCAGATCAAGTCCGACATCATTCGGGTTTCGACTTTCAACGTCCAGAAGGTCGTCGATGGGACTGCGGGCGAACTGATCGCGACGCAGGTCTAGTTTTTGTAGTGTTGGTCGCAAGTAAACATGAGGAAGGGGGGGCCAAAAGCTCCCCTTTCTTTTTGCAAGGAACCCAATGGACAGAGCTTTCAAAGAGGCCCTTGAGGCGGGCACAGCAGAATCTTTCCGCCGCTACGGAGTGGACGCGACCTTGAACGGAAAGAAGCTTCAAGTCATCCCGTCCTCGGAGACGGAAAGCTTTTCGTTTGGTGATAGCGACTTCAGCTCAGACGGAACGATGGAGATCCAAGCGCTGACGGCCGACTGGAAGCGCCTAAAGCTCGCCAAGCTCCCATCCAATCGGTTCGCGATCGAGGGGACCGAGTACAACGTGATCTCCGCCCGACTTCTCCCAGGTGTTCCAACCGTCCAACTCTCCCTCCGCGTTCCACGTACATGATCGACTTCCTCCTCTCCATCGAGAACAGCGTTGCCGATGCGATTCGCGCCCAGCTCCCAAACGTGCAGGTCCTTGTTCGGGAGGTAAACGAGCCCAGGGAAACGCAGTCGGTGGGGGTGCACGCACAGATCGGGCGCGAGTACATCGTGGGCTCGCGAATTTTCGAGGCAAACATCGAGGTTGAGCTTCGGGTGAATCGCTCGGAGTACGACGCGATCGAGACGCAAACGGAATTCGGAAACCTCTTTGCAGCATTGTGCAACACGAGCAAGGAGGATCTCTCTACGGCAGATGTAACTTTCCTCTCCTGGTTCCCGCAAAGCACTAGCGGAGCATGGGCGGAGGATGTGAGCGTTCAGACAATCAGCGTGCGGACGCACGTCGCCCCGGTAGCATAGGTTGACATCGCGGCCGAGGCATGGCCGCAGTAATCGTCCCCGGGAGCAGCGGGGTTACGTTTGGGGCGCCCTCGTTCACGGGGATGCACCTCCAATCCTGTTCAATCAAAGCCTCTTCGGGCAAAAAAGAGATCGTCGGGCATGACGGGGAAATCGTCGCCCTCGTTTTCTTTCAGAAAAAGTACGACGTCTCGGTGGAGGGTTATGCAACGACCTTCTCCGGAGCCTCGGTGGGGAGCGCAGCCGCCTCCCTTGGGGCGCTGTCGATCGGTGGAGTATCCACGACCGGAACCGTTTTCATCAACGGTCTGTCCGCCTCCGCATCCAACAGTGACGCCACTAAACTGAACATCGACGGCACCGCGTACGACGCGATCACCGTCTCGGGCGGGAGCTAAAAGCCCGCCTATCCCTGACCTATGAGCGAACAATTTTTTAACACATCCAACACCAAACTCGCAGTTGTCCTCGCAACACTCGGGGTTCCGTTTTACGACCCAATGAGCCCTGGGACTTCCTGCAAATTCGAGAAGGAGCCGGGAAAATGGGGCGTCGAAACCAACTGGCGCTTTCGCCACAAAGGGACGTGGACGAACTTTGAGGGGACCGAAGAGGCCGAGGTCTCCGCAATCGACATCTCGGTCGAGTATTATCACCCCGACCGGAAAACCGGACTTTGCGCTGGCGCTCGCCGTGAATTGCAGGTGATCCGGATGGCACTCGACAACAGGAACGAGCTTTTAAACGTGGTGAAGGCGCACCAGAACCCGAGCAACGCGGACGCCCGCAAGGTTTCGGACATCGCCATCCTAAACGCCGAGACCCTCCGCAAAGCCATCGCTGAGGAGTCGCTTATCAAGCTCCGGACCCGCGACAAGCAGACACTTGTGGTCCCGTCGAGGGATGCCAGAGAGCACGCCGAGCGTTCGGCAAAGATTTTCGGACTCAAGCTCTGACCTATCCATGATCGAGAAACCCTACATCCTAAACGGAACAATCGGTCGCTCCATAAGTGCGGCCTCAATCAATGTTCTCCAAATCACCGGAAATGCATTCATCTCCGGTGAACGGAAACCCACAAACCACGACATCAGCGCCTTCTTGTTCGCGCACTTTGGTGAGTGGAAAGAAGTCAAGAAGTTGGCCGCCCAAGCGCTTTCTGGTGGGCTCGATTCGTGGAATGAAGCCGTCATTGATTGGACCGATAGCTTTTTTTCAACAGCAGGCGCTCTTGCAACGGTCGACGCTGGAGAGTTGGTGGCTCAAATGCTGACCGACGCATTTGGTTCTCGCGTCGAGGTCGACCGGGAAGGAGGAGCTTCCATGGGAAAGTCGGAGACGACCCCGGATGGCTTGAGTCCCTCGTCCTCAGCATAGCAAGCGAGACTGGATGGGATGAAGCGCTCCTTTGGGACATGCCACTTGAGCGCGCCTTCCGGTACGAGCACGCCATCCTTGCGAAGGCGGGGGTGCAATGCCGCAAACCGACAAGCCAACAGGAGCCGGTACTTTCAATCGAAGAACAGCTAGCCCAATGCTCTCGTTCACTTTCAACACCGGCCAACTAGCGGATCAACTAAAACGATACGTCGCAGCAACCAGGAGGGATGCCGCGGACGCGCTCGAATGGCAGGCCGAGGCAATGTGTAGCGGTGTCGGGAAAGGACGGGTTCCCGGACTATTCCAAGAAGCTCGACGAGAGGAAGGCAATGTTCGCGCGGCAATTATTGCAGCGGCCGGACGAGGCCCGCTCAGACGACCGAAAGGGAGAAGCTGGAAGGCAGAATATGAAAAGCGGCTCAAGTATGCTGCACTCATTCAAGCCTCTGGATGGCTCAATACGCGCTACGGCAATAAAAGACCAAACACCCATGTCAGGGGCCTGCGCTCAATCGCAAATCCTCCGGGGAAAGTTGTTGCTAGACTCAACGGCAGCGAACCCGTCATCGAAATCACAAACACTCAGCCCAGGGCATTAGAGTTTGCGATGGCCACTGGATACGTGGATCGAGCGATCAAAAATCGGATCGATGACATGCAGGTCTACATAGACCGCAAATTAGCGGAGAGCGCGAAGGAGTTCTAATGGCAGAGGCAAAAGTCACGCTGGGAATGGACACGCGCCCCTTTGAGCAGGGGGCCGCAAAAGCCACGTCAACAATCGATCAGATTTCAATTTTTGCGGCCGCGAAGTTTTCCGCTGTGCAGAAGGTGGTTTCCTCGGCGATGGACGCCGCAGCGCAGCTCATGCAGGCAGCCGCATCAAAGATGCAGGCATCCATTATCGATTCTGCAATCAAAGCGAAGGCATTTAATGACCTTCAGATTGATCTCTCAAAGGTTTATCAAAATGCCACTCTTGCAAGCGGGGCCATCGCCGCAATCAGCAAAGTCTCCGCAAGCATGGACATCTCGCGGGATG